CTGTTGAGTTCCACGCTGTTCCGTTCCACTGATAGACCTCACCGTCGTCAGTATCAAGATATTGATCGTCTGTATTAGAGGGCGCAGTAGTCGGGACACCAGCGGCTGATTGCCATTGCGATCCCTCGACCCCTTTAGCACCCGCTTCGCCTTTCTGGCCCTTATCTCCAGCCGTACCCTTGGTACCATCAACGCCTTTTTGGCCTTTGTCTCCAGCAGTACCTTTCCCTCCAGTAGGTCCTTCTATACTTCCCTGGGCAACCCAAGCGTTTGATTTGAATTCATAAACCTCTCCATCATCTGTATCAAGATATTGGTCTCCTTCATTATTACCAGTAGATGTTGGTGCTCCAGGAGCAGAAGTCCATTCAGATCCTCTGACACCATTTATTCCTTTGTCACCGGTAGCGCCCTTAAGACCATCTATTCCTTTCTGACCCTTGTCTCCAGTCTGACCCTTGTCTCCAGTCTGTCCTTTATCTCCAGCGGTACCTTTTGTACCGTCTATACCCTTCTCTCCAGTAGCACCTTTTACAGAAGCACCAGCAGGTCCTTCTATATTACCTGTAGATACCCACGCTGTTCCGTTCCATTGGTACACCTCGCCGTCATCGGTGTCTAAGTATTGGTCATCTGTATTAGAAGGAGCAGTCGTTGGGACACCAGCAGCAGACTGCCACTGCGATCCCTCCACTCCTTTAGCGCCAGTAGCACCTTTAGTACCATCAACGCCTTTATCACCAGTAGCACCTTTAGTACCATCTATCCCTTTTTGACCTTTAGTACCGTCTATCCCTTTTTGACCTTTGTCACCAGTCTGCCCTTTGTCACCTGAGGCTCCTTTGTCTCCAGCGGTACCTTTTACAGAAGCGCCAGCAGGTCCCTCTATACTGCCTTGTGCATTCCACGCTGTTCCATCCCAAGAGTATATTTCACCGTCATCGGTATCCAGGTACTGATCGTCTATGTTTACGCCATTAGTTGTTGGTGCTCCATTGGAAGAGGTCCACTGAGAACCCTCAACTCCTTTCGCTCCAGTAGCACCTTTCTCTCCTTTAGCACCTTCATTTCCAGTAGCACCTTTTGTACCATCTATTCCCTTATCACCAGCAGTACCTTTTCCTCCTGTAGGGCCTTCTATACTACCTTGTGCATTCCATTGACTTCCATCCCACTGGTAAACTTCACCATCATCAGTGTCTAGATATTGATCATGTTCATTGACCCCATTAGTTGTTGGAGAGCCTGGGGCTGAGGTCCATTGAGAACCCTCTACTCCCTTGTCTCCAGTGGCTCCCTTAGTGCCATCTATTCCTTTATCTCCAGTAGCACCTTTAGTACCGTCGACTCCCTTGTCTCCAGTAGCACCTTTAGTACCGTCAGTCCCCTTATCTCCAGTGGTACCTTTAATACCAGTATCACCCTTGGATCCGGTTGCACCCTTAGTACCATCTATTCCTTTTTCGCCGGTCTGTCCTTTTTCTCCGGTAGTCCCCTTATCTCCAGTGGTACCTTTAATACCAGTATCACCCTTATCTCCGGTTGCACCCTTAGTGCCATCAATCCCTTTTTGACCAGTCTCTCCTTTTTCTCCGGCAGTTCCTTTAGTACCTTCAGTACCCTTGTCTCCTGTACTTCCTTTATCTCCTCTGTCACCTGTAGTTACAAATGACACTATTACATCATCGCTGTTTGCAAATGGATCAACACTTGAAAAGCCCTGCTCACCTATGTCTATTGACCACCAACCTGTTTGATCAGTTAGATCACTAATACTAAACAACAGAAAGATTGAAGCATCGAGTCTCTTAGAAACCCTTACATGACCTTTAACAGCGGATGTTACAGATGATATAGTTGATAAAAAAGAATCAATGCTATTACCGTCATCATCGGTTGAGTCAATAGCCATTATAGTTGAAGTTGATTGATCTCCTCCACCCTGATTAACAACGACTATACCTGTTCCGGGATCAGCACTTACGTCTGTTGATGTACTAAATGTATAATCAAAAGTAGCACCACCAAAGTTACCTTCAGTACCCTTGGATCCTGTGTCCCCCTTAGTGCCATCAATACCTTTTTGACCGTCTACCCCTTTTTGTCCGGTTTGACCTTTATCTCCTGTTGCTCCTTTTACTCCAATCTCACCTTTCTCTCCAGTAGCGCCCTTATCACCAGCAGTGCCCTTGGTTCCATCTATCCCTTTATCACCGGTTGTTCCTTTATCTCCCGCTGTTCCTTTGTCACCGGTTGATCCTTTTACTCCGATATCACCCTTAACTCCGATTTCACCTTTATCTCCGGTAACTCCCTTATCTCCAGTAGTTCCCTTAACTCCGATTTCTCCTTTATCACCGGTAGTCCCTTTCTCACCAGTGGTACCCTTAACTCCTTGATCTCCTTTAACGCCAATCTCTCCCTTTTGACCTTTAGAACCTACCTCACCCTTCTCACCTTTGGCGCCAACAAGTTGAGTAACACTTCCGGGTGTTATTACCGCTGTTGTTTGAGGTGGTAGTGTAACGTCAAAGACGAGTCCTCCTGCTTCTATTACTATGATTTCTACTTCAGCCATTAGGGATTATTCTGAAATTTATGTTACTATGTCTTGCACTACTTCAAAGGTTCCGTAGAACCAGGTCTCAACAGTGCTTGCTGATGTAAGTGTTGATTGAAAGCCATACACATATGTACCTGCCGCAACTTGCATATTAGTCGAGGATATGGTTACTAAGAGGTTTCCATTTATATCTCCTGTTATAGAAATAAGACCATCTGCAATAACCAATGGTCCATTATCATATTCTCTAACCTCCATTTTAAATGAGTATAGAGTCAAGTCTAGTTTTACACCGTTTGATGATTTGACTACAGATTTTAAAATAAATGTATCACCACGTCGCGTACAGATATTCAACTGAGCAGCGTTGTTCATATTTAAGTTTGTCGGGTTAGGACATGAACATGGACTATTTGAGCATCCGCAAGCCATATTAGGATAGGGTTAGGTTTGTTATTACTTCTTCTTCAAGTGGAGGTCTATCTCCTTGTCTCTGGGCAATTAATTTACTCTGAGCAATTGTTTGTTTATCTATTCTAGCATCTTTGCGATCTTCAGAGGCCATTTGTTCCTGTTGCTTAACACCACTTTCGATCTGCTGCTCAACCACGCCATAGTCACCCTTCATTTGCTCAATCTGTATCTTAAAAGAATACTCAAGTTCCATGAGTTGCGCTTTTGCCTGTGTCTCTAATTGAATACGCTGTGCATCTATTTGAGCCTCAAGTTGTTTCTTTTGCATTTCAATCTGTCCAGAAACCTGTGATGACTGAGCATTTGCCTGAGATTGCATCTGCATATTTTGTGCAGCCATTTCTTGCTGCTGCTTCATACGTTTCTTTCTACGTACAATTAATAGGCGCTCTGCTTGTTCAACGTCTTTTATTTGCCTAACAGCGATAGCATCCTCAAGATCAATTTCTTTTTGAGCCAGCGCTATTTGAATGTTTTGTTCAAGATATTGCTTATCTAACTCATTCATCTCAGTTACAACCATCACTCCAAAGTTGTACATGGATAAGTTGTTAAACGAAGTGATTACCGCCATGTTTGTTTCTCCAATAGCATTTGTATACGCTTTATAGAGAATACTTTTAGGTGGAATAATCTGTAAACATCTTACAGTGTCTTCACAAACTTTTTTGTAAAGAACCATAGCAGCATTAGTAATATCATATATAGCATTATTACCCGCTGTTATTTGCTGCTGTCTAACACCCACAAGTGCGTCTCCCTTAGGTGATGTACCATCCATCACTTCATTGATGCCTGTAGCGTCTCTAATCATCCTTAGGTAGTGATTATAAACTGCGACTAACTCCTGTATGTTTCTAATAGCATTTCCTATCTCACGAACAGGAGGGTTCTGGAATCCACCTTCTGGGTTCTTGCTTCTATAATAGAAGATCCCTGTCTGCTCATAAATATCTTGAATCTCTAATGGTTGAAGTGATCCACCTCTACCTAATTGAACATTCTCTAGTCCCTCTATATCTATGATCAAACCATCCGGCTTTGCCTTGGCTATTGATTGTTGAATCTTAAGGTGACTTATCTGTAGCATATCAGCAAAACCAATAACAGAAGACACCATTGACTTAGGTATCATCCCTCTTATGTTTGTTGCTATTGCGCTGTATGAAAGGTTAGCCCGAGAAATGTCATGTACGTTCTTTGGTATGTTTTTCTTAGGCCCGTAGTTGTATAAGAAATCAGTACCGACAATGAATGTACCACCCCATACTGTAGCATTACTCATATACATTGCTTCTCTGTCATAAACAGAAGCAGTAGGAGCCTGATACTCAGTACCTTTGTAATAGAACCCAATGTTACCGAAGGAAGATGTTTTTTTCTCGTAAACAATATTATCTACAGACATGAACTCATAGTCCATTACCTCTATCTTATATTCATCAAAACCTTGACGGTATCTTGTACCAGGACGATCGTAGGTACTTCCTGTTGTTGAGAATTGAGTTGGGTTGTTGCCGTACTTATTCATTACGGTCTTAGCGATTTGCTCGTATTGCGCATCGGTAAACTGATCACCAGCAATACGTTTCAAATCCATTATTGTTATATACTTAAAGTGCCCAGCATATGTTAGATCACCAAAATTCGGATCGTCAGTATAGTTATGTACAAAGCGCTTTGGATCAACATACTCTTGTTTGATGCCATAATTAGGATCATTAGAGCGTTTAGCCACAGCCATACCAAGGGTAGCAAGGTCTTCAACACATCGACGATATATAGATTCATTAAAGTTGTTCCACTTAAGAGTCATTTCAGTAGCAATCTGGGCAGATATCTCAGCGTCGGTCTTTATGTTTGTATCAAGAAAGATCTCAGTTTCCTCTGGTGTTTCTGGTAATTTTGATGGATCTTGTTTTACATTTAAACCAAGCGACATGGCTTCTTCAATCATGTCACGGTTTTCGATACGTAATATTGTAGCGTTCTTCTTCTTGTCTTTCTCTGTTCTAGAAAGAGGATCAATAGCCTGTATCTGAGGATATGGTTCTTTAGATAAGATTTTATTTACAACAATCTTAACGAACTTAGGAACGATAGGAACTGGAGTGTAATCCAGTGTAAGTAAAGTTCCGTCTCCATTATTAGGATCTAAAGAGTTTAGTATCTGTCTGTAGATTGATGTGTCTTGAGTTCCCTGTGCATAATCTCTACAGCGTTCCATTTCGCTGTTTCTTCTGCCGTATAAGGAATTCTGATAGTCACTACCAACCCATTGAGCGAACATAGCCTTTGCGTATTGAAGGCCATAGGAAGTGCTCATCTTCTCCTCCGTGCTTGCTAATGCATCGGGAAAAGAAGATTGTCCTGTCTTATATTGATTGTCCATACTTGAGATTGCTACTTATGCAAATATACTTCTTATTATTTTCGTATAATTATCTGACCCTTCCTGAAGAACTGTTTCTTAGTGAAGTCTGATTTTGTTTCAACGGGCTTATGTCCCTGAGCAGCAAGCAATGCTAAACCGGCAGAGATAGAAAGATCATATTTTGTTCGATCATCAATCTTGAAATTTACCCAATCCTCTAAGGTTCTCTCGAAATACATTTTACCAAATTCTAAAGTGTCTTCATTTAACCCAACATGATCATGTATATATGCTTCAATTGCTTGAGCATGTGCTTGTATAACATCTTTCGAGTTGGACGGTATACCTTTTGTTTTAGTCTTTGTGCTCTGGAATTTAGAACCTAAGTGCTCTGGTCTTTCCATAAGGAAATGATCATAACCTCTTGTCTCAAAGTATCTTGCAATTCCATACTTGTTATTTTCAATCAATACAGGGTACCCGTAAAACTTTGCTGCCATTAAAACATCTTCATAAAATATTTTAGCAAGCGGGGGGCGAGATGCGTACTCAGCAACAAACATGTTCGATGGGTGTCCCATGTTGAACTTGTTGTAAAAATGACAAGCCCCCTTAGACCCTCTACCATCTACTGTTGCATCTATATCATAACTATCCACTCCGGCACATCCTATCCAGGCGTTCTCAGGTGTGGATTTATTTCTTAGATCAGCAGGAGGCATCCAGGCTATACGCCATCTACCGTTTGCATCTGGCTTAAACATTACCTCTGTATCTTTCTTTCCTCCTGTCCATACAAAGTTCCCTACAACTATAGGAGACGGATATAAGTCTTCATTGTATTCTACCTGCTCATAAATCTTTTGAACATTAAATAGAGATGCTTTGGCGCTGTCTCTAAATGCTTCGGCCTCTGAAAAGGGGAACTGACGTATTACTTCGTTAAGTTCATAAGAGTCGTTTACTAATGCCTTACGCTCATTCTTTAAATAGGTCTTAGCGCCTATAGATATAAGTTCACCGTACTCGGTATGCATAAGCGTATCTGGGTCTTCAACAACTGGTAATCCATATTTATCAAAGAATCCTTCAAGCGCATCATAACTAGGTATAAACACTGAGTATAATCCACTACGTGTTCGTCCGTTATCATTTCTTTCCATTGGATTGCTTCCATGGTATAAGTCCCTAAACTGCTTTCCTCCTCTGTCTAAAGGATTGACAGTGCTTCCAACTAATGCTTTACCGACTATTCTTCTACCGACAAGTAAACAAGTACGCTGTATCCTCCATGCTTCACGTATATCGTTTCCTTTCTCCCATTTACCTGCTTCATCAAGATAGAGTATATGTAGTTTCTCACCATCATAAGCATTGGTAGTAGTATTCTTCCAGTTAATAATAGTATTAAGTGCGTCTCCACTTGAGGATGTTTTGTTTTTCTTAGTGATCCTTTTAGATGGTTCACGAAAAGCAAGTTCCATACGTGGGTTGGTGGTACCGTCTTGAATAGGTTTAAAAAAGAATGGAAGTGATTTATATATAGGCACCACTTTCTTCATGAAGATATTTTCCTGGGCATCTGTTCCTGTCTTAGACATGATACCAAGCAACTTCTCTTTTACCTGTGTACCTTCGTTTACAAGTATAGATGCAGACATATTAGTGTATCCAGATCGACGACATTTAACGTATATCTGACCAACACATCTAGGATCTCTTATACAGGCTTCAAGATGTACGAATAGTTTCCTTTGAAAGTCGAGGAACGACGGGTAGCCAATGTCAATCTTACACCATTGCAAGAAAAAATAATGGTTCCCGGTGATATAGGTAGGTACCCCGTTGTTGTAAAACCATAATCCATCTTTACGTCTTTTAAATTCTTCACTAACATAGGGGGTATATTTCTTACGAAAAGTTTCCGGCATCTCCATCCACTCTTCCATTGATCTTATACGCTTTAAATCTTCAGGTAGTTCTTGGCGAACCCATCTTTGATCTTCTTTTTTCTTGTCGTGAAATAGAATTTTTCTTGAAGTAGGTTTTTTTGGGAACTGTATAGGCAAATCATAGTATATCTCAACATCTCCTTGTGTATTATCACGGCATATGTTGACAACGACCTCTTGTTCTACTTCTACTAAACCCGCCATCTTTGTTGTACATTAAATTAGTAGTCCCAGTAGATGCTGCTGGCTCTAATGAATACTTGATTACCTTGAGAATTGTTCTGCGAACCCTCCGGAATAATCTTGCTCTTCTTTAATTTCGCCACTTTCCTTAAGAGTCTTAATAAGTTTAAGAAGTCTTTCCCTTTCAATGATAAGTTCTTTAGCATCTACAGCGGTAATTTTAATTGCTTGAAGTTCTGCTTTTCTTTGAGAACCGCTAAGTTCTTGGTCTACAGGTTTTTGTATTTCATTGATCATATTATCAATAGCAATCTGCATTGCTTCAACAAGTCTCTGCGCTGTACTTATATTGTTATACTGTTTCGAGGACCTTGCCATAGATGTGCTTTAAGTAGACTCTGAATAATTTCTCACCATCCACATCCATTAAGTAGTCAGCATTCTTTCTGATTATTACTTTATCTCCAGGATATAGATTTAATTCCTCTAGACGATCAGAACCAAACCTTATATAACCATATTGGTTGTACTCTCTTTCTTTGTCTATCAGTTCAACAACACTACTCTGTAGTTCTTGTTCTTGTTCTGCGGGTACTAAAAACACCCATTCGCCTAGCAGTTTTATTTCACCAGTTTCCTTACTCTTATATGCATAAGCCTGGCAAGACAGTGGATCATACCCTCCTTCGTAATAAACTATATATACATCGTTGTTAGGATCAAGCCACTGACCTCTTTTAGAACTCTCTTCTAATTCATTAACACCGTCCTTAAGCACCAAGTGATTACCTCCAAGCACAACGTGATGATGAAAATACATAGTATCTCCTACGGATGCACCTGTGTCATACTTCTCTGGCACCCCTACAATTTCGCCTTCCATGGTTCTATGCTTGAACTCATCGAATCTTGTGTCTAAGAAAATTTCTTCTCCGTTGACGGTTACACTGTCCCGTGTTACACTAGGTACTTTTACCAGGAAATGTTTTAGAGGCCTCATTATAAAACTCGTAATACGTTATTTTCTGTATCCTCAAACTTTAATTTCGTAGTAGGAGCAGCGTCCCATAGATTTATTGCTAGAGCAGATCTTGTTCCTTTCGTGACCGCTGTTACCCGGTGCTCGTGGCTACCAGCATCAAAGATGATCATTCTATTATACTTCGCTTCGATGCGCTCAGGCTCCCTGTCAGGGCCATTGGAGAATATCTCTAGGTATCCACCTTCAATTTCCATTTGCAACGGATAAAACACTGTACCTATAATAGGAGAGGAAAGTTCTCCTTTTGATTTCCAAAGGTCTTCATCTTTGTCTAGGTGTAAGTTTAGGTCACATACAGATTTACCCTCACCATACTGACCAGTCCAATACTCAAACCCATCAAGAGACACAGACTCGTATATAGGATTTTCTTCCCATATATATGATATCAATCTTTTCTTTAATGTATCTGTTGGAGAATTCCACCATCCGTTCCACCAAAAGTAGGTGCCGTTTTCTGAGAAAAACTTTTCCTTGTTGAACTCAACTTCCATAAGGAGTTCGGTGTCTTTAATAAAATTGTCTATTACTATCATTCGAAGTCACAATCATGTTCAATTAATACTGGCATATCATCAACAGTCTTCCAAAGCATGACGCCTTGTTCCTTGTTGTAGATGTATACAAGATAGCGACGAATTCCATATTTAACAAAACATCTCTCGTCTAATATGATTGAGTCAATTACTGATTCACCTGCTGACTGACCTACATAGTAAGCCATTGCATCTTTCGGGTTCTGCCCGATGATGATCTTTCGAATAAGTTCCATTCCATTTAGTTTAACCAGTAGTTTATGGTTGATGAATCTGGATTATCGTCTTTGTCTTCAAAATAATCGTTATAAGATTCTACTACTGAATTTATCATTAATTCAAATTCTTCTTCTTCTACCATATGCATACCGCACATGAATTCGTACTTGTCGTTTGTGTCTAATACTTCGTCTCCTGGTATAAAAGATCCAAAGCAGTATATAGACGTGAAGTCCTCCTTGCCTCCGTAAGCGTCCATAAGGTCATCGATCTCAGAGAGTTTTAAACGGAGTTTTTTAAAGAAATCATTTCTATCACTGTCTGTCATTATAAGGTTGCGTTATCACCCATGTAATCAACCTCCAGAGATGTTTGGGTGGCATACACGTTAACACCAAGCCCATCGGCTTTACCTGTAAGTCTAACCATATAACCTGATACTCCATCCGAATAATAAAGAGCCTGGAGAGTAATTGTACTTATTTCACCTGCGTCTGCTGATGTTGTTATACTTCGAATGATTGTCCCTCCAACTTCTATATTAAAGTCAGCACCCGCTGTTAGAATCACTTGGATTGTTCCTGTTATTCTAAACCATCCTTCAATCTCGTTGATTAGAACAGCATCTCTTGGATCAGAAACTGTACCGAGAGTCAAGCCATTGAGTGGTGGACTAGCAGTGTTTACGAGTGTACCAAAATATACTGAACTCCCAGTTGCTGTAGTTGAAGTAGTCGCCGAACTGTCCTCGTATATCTCTGCGTACGCACCAATCGCGACAACCGCTGTAGTGCTCATTTGTATGGTTGCACTTTGACGAGCAAACATAATGCCTTGCGTTAACGTTCCAGCGGTTATAGAATTACCTACTGCCGTTGCTAAATCTGATTGCTCAATGTATTTATAAGCACTGGTGCTTTCGTCCCAGATCAGATACTTATCATTAGTCGCTGGCTGAGTGATTTGACTTAGTAGCGCTGGGTCTTTTAATTCAATAGTGCTACCCGTTGCAGACAGTGGGGTGTTTGCTGTGATCGATGCAGTACCAATTGGACTGGTGCTGAGGTTACGAGTAACTACAACCCCGCTACTAGACAGCATAAGAGCAGAAGTAACTGAAGTTGATGTAGAAGGTGTCCCAGATATTTTAAGAGCACCTGTGGTCTCTACTGTATCAGTGGATATTTTTAATGCTGAGTTATTACCTGCTCCATCTTGAACTACTTGTTCTGAAGAGCCTACATTGCTGTTTGCTAGTTTAAGCAAAAGGTTAAATGTATCTTTTATTTTATTTCCGCTAAGTGATGCCATATGATTATGTTTGTATGAGCAAAGATACTGATATGCCAAAAAGTACCGTAGACCGAAAGAAATTATTTCGATCGTTCTCTAAGATAGACAAAAAGTTTATTAAAGAAAACTATCTGAACAATATTACATTTCTATACAGAGACGCGAAGCACAACTATAACCTCACTAGATTAGAGGTAGACTTCATCATGTTTATTTATGACCTGGAGTTTTGGACGATTAAGTATGTCGCAGAGGCAATGAATAGAAGTGAGACTCAAATGCGCAAAGACTTTATCTGGAACATAAAGAAAAAAGGGTACATATATAAGCACTTCGATAAACTCACTCCTAGTGATAAACTAGAAGATCACATATTTAGGGATGAGACTAAGTATAATTACGCTGTACGTTATGCTTTATCACAAAAAGGTAGGCTTGTAGTAGCCAGGCTTTATAGAAAGATGCGCGGAGAAGAAGATTTTAACTTTTAGCCTTGCGTGCAGCGTCCATTGCCGGATCACTTTTACCCTTAGCGTGTGTTACAATTCTAAATGGCGCCTCTGGTGAAGCACCTTTATGAGGTTTGTAATCTCCTTTCATTAAGAAGTGACGACCACCTTCTGTCATCCAGTGGTAACCCTTTGGTGCTGAGACCTTTACAGATTTATTGCTTTTCTTTAGTTTCATTATCTGTAGTTTTTACGCATTTCATCAATTGCCTTACGGTTTTGAGAAACAAATTGTGAATCTTCTTTACCTCGTTGTTTTTTTATTTCACCTTTTGATGTGTCATATACGTACTGACCTGTCTGACTGTTTAACTTTCTTCCGTATATCTTATACAAAGGGTCAACCATCTTTGGCTGAACAGGGTCTGGATTAAGAATGTTTTTAGTTTTTAGTTTGATCAATGCTTCAAATGGATTAGAACTGCGTTTTGTCTGCATGTTCTTGATACCCATGTTAGGAGAATACTTAGAATCATAACCCTGTTTAAATCCGGTCTTAATACGATTTGGATATGCGTCCCCTTCCTTTCCGGTTGCTGAACCTCTGTACGTTCTATCTGTACTATAATCATAGTACCCAGTGTCGGACTTACCTGTACGATCTCTGGAGAACTTACCAATTACTGCATCTTGAATCTCTCCAAGGTTACCGTCTGGATCACTAACCTCTCCATCCTTCCCATCAAAAAATTTAGAGTCCGAAGTATAAGTACCTGAAGTAGTAGTCGTGTCACCTGTCGCTAAACGGAATCTTTTCTTCATAGGTTTGATACTTATTTATTTGACGACCTACCTGCGGCGGCTTTTGCAGCCATCCCTGCTTTGCCATATTTTTTTACACCAATTGAATATGCTATAGCGTCAGCGGATTCTTTACTCTTGCCAGACTTTTGAATAGAAGAACTTAATTTATTGAACGCTCCACCAGTCTTGTAACTTTTAATACGTCCCTGTGGGAGTTTCTGTGCATCTACACCTCTAACCTTTAGTTTTTCTTTGACAGCATTCTTAGGCATCTTAACAAGTTCGCCAGATTCCTTATAATAAAGTTTGCCATCCTTGACCTCGTACATGTCAGGATTAAAAATCTCTTCAGCAACACCTTGATTAGTATACTTACTTAAACCTAGTTTGTCATTAAGCGCTCGTCTGAATTTCTTTGGCTCACCCATTGTTAGCGACCTAACTTAGATAACACTGCATTGGCATGCTTCTCAATCTGGGCCTCTGTAGCGCCGTCCTTACGCATCTGCTCAACCTCGCGGTCTACTTGGTTTTTGAGTTTTACATATGCTCTCTCACCTGCCGCTTCTTTTCTTTCTTCCTCTGTAGGATACTTGTATCCCTTAGGTTTTGGTGGTCCAAATACTTTGGGTTTTTTTTGCGGTGGGTTCTGCCCACCTACTCTGTATTTCTTCATTGTCTTGTTATTTCAAAAATAATATCATCAGACCTGTTACTCATTTTACTAAAGTCAAAGGTACAAAATTCCACTGCAAGTTCTGGATCTATAGCATTGCGCAGTGACTCTATATGTCTAATGTCCTGTATATCCTCAATAATCATCTTGCCACCTGGCTTGACCTTACATAGATAGTTCTTTATACAATAAACCTGAGAGGGTAAACTATGGGGGCCATCATCTATAATATAATCATAGGTATCATCTTCAAAGGAATCAACAGTGCTATCTATATACCCATCTAGGATATATAATTTTGCAC